GACTAGTTTAGTAGCGAATATACAAGAGATCAAGGATAATTTAAGGTCGCATGAGGCAGAAAGTGTACATCAAGGCAAACATAATACATTAGAAGCTACAAGTGCAGATAATGCTACAAGCGTAACAAACGCACCACTTAAAAGTGCTGGTGGCTTAGCAGTTTCTAAAGATGCACGAATAGGAGGTTCTATTTGGTCGAACAGTTATTTAGGAGGTTTTTTTAAGCAAATACTAACAATACCAAGTACAAAAGTAGAAAGTGATTGGAAAGTAATTATAACAACAACTGGAATTCCAAGAGGGGCATACTTTGAAGTTACAGCTATTGGCCAATATAATCTTGCAAATAGAAGAGGTATTCACAAAAAAATTTATAGCAATGATGCTACAGCTTTTAACACACCACTAGAGGTTTTAAAGGAAGGAATTTCTGGGTTTGAATTAAGAGACATGGAATTAATAAACAATAATATTATATTAAATATAAAACACACAACTGATGCCAATGTAGCTATTTTAATTGAAGGGGCAATGCTAAGGGAAGATGTTACAGGAGTTACAATTGATATGATATAGGAGGTTTGGATAATGAGTAATAAAGAATTACTGCAAAGAATAGAAACTTGCCACGAATGGCAGTCTAAGGCAATATTAGAATTAAGAGAATTAATTAAAAATGAAAATAAATTTACACAGCAAGCAATACAAGAAATTAAAAATGACATATTACAAAAAGTACAATTAAACATATCGGAAATGGAAATATTAGCATTTGAATTGGAGGGATAACATGTTTGAAAGATACAAAGATAGATATGGCAGAGGTTGGGCGACAAAAGAACAATTACAAAGATTAGTTAATTTAAGATTATTAACAGAAGAAGAATACAATCTAATTGTTGCAGATTAGGAATAAAGTGCGACATAAGAAACAAAACACCTAGAAGGGTGTGTTTTTTATGCCCTTTTAGATATGGAGGTGCTATATGAGTAATGAAATTATAGTAGCAATTTTAGCATTAGTGGGAACAGCCATAGGCACAGGTGGGGGTATAATGGCCGCCAGCAAACTCACTAATCACAGGCTTGAACAGTTAGAAAAAAAGGTAGACAAGCATAATAGCGTAATAGAAAGAACTTTTATATTAGAAGAAAAAATGAAAGTAGCTAATCACAGAATAGAGGATTTAGAGGAAATTACTAGGAGGTGATTGAGTGAACTATAAAAGGCAACATATCCCCATTAGCAAAGACAAAAGACCTGGAACTAAAATAATTCCTGAATATATAACTATACATTCCACAGGAAACCCTAAATCCACAGCTGAAAATGAAAGGAATTGGCTGGTCAATCCTGAAAACACAAGAACAGCATCATGGCATATTGTAGTAGATGAAAAAGAGGCAATAGAGGCTATACCCTTGAACGAAAGAGCCTATCACTCTGGCACAAGTAAAGGAAATAATAAATCTATCAGCGTTGAAATGTGTGAAAGTGGCAACAGAGAAAAAGTAATAGATAACACTGTGAAATTAGTGGCTAAAATGTTACACGAAAGAAACTGGGGAGTAGACAAGCTAAGACGACATTTTGACTGGTCAGGGAAGAATTGCCCGAGTATAATGAGTGCTAATAACTGGAAAGAGTGGGACAGGTTCAAGTTCAATGTGAATAAGGAATTATTATTTCTAAAGCAAGGGGGAAAGGTTATGGAGGATAAAAATAAACCTTCGACATGGGCTAAGAAAGAATGGGAATGGGCTGAAAAGGAAGGTTATTTAGATGGGAAAAGACCCAAAGATCCAATCACCAGGGAGGAAATG